GCTCGCGTGATCACGTCCGTATCGTGGTTGTTGAAGCGAAATGTGCCTTTGTCGGTATGGGCGGTTTGGTCACCATCCAAACCGTTTGAATTGTCGACTGTTTCCAATGCGCGGCCACGGCTAGTCAACCCGACAGCTGTTGAACCCGGCACGAGAAATCCGTTTGCGTTCAGAGCGGTAAGAGCCCCTGCACGGATAACAGTACCGGCAGCAACAGGATCGGCGTGATCAATGCCGCCGCGAGACGGTGTATTGCGATCAGCATTCAACATTACGCAATCTCCTTATTGGCAGCACGAAATTCGTCTTCGGTCAGTCCCATTCGAGAACAGAGTTCTTTTTCAAGACTGGTCAACGTATCCGACTTGTTCGGCTCTTTGCCTTCCAGCCCGGACGGCGCACCGATAACCGGCGCGGCCTTAATAAAGTCCTTGAACTTATCGAGACCACCTTCGGAACGGCACTGTTCGCGGTAATAGTCGGCAGTGGACGGAACGATCTTGCCGTCGGTCAAAGCCTGATCGATGACGCCATCAATTTCTTTGTTGCGATCGGCACTCTCCAGCTCGGCAATACGTGCCTGAGAAGAGTTGAGTTCCTTTTTCAAGGCATCATGGTCCGCGCGGGGAACGAACTTTTCAAGGTCCGGGCCTTTTTGCGAAGCATTCAATGCCTTGTCGCGGTCATCCTTAATCGCGTTGATCGCACCGAGGATCTGATCCTCATTTGCACCATCAACCAATTTAAGAGCCGCACAGACCTTTGAAAGATCCATTGACATCTCCTGAGTTGGTGTTTCAGCACGATTAAGTGCTTTCAATGAAGTGAGATTAGGCTGACCGACGAGACCGACTGAATCGATACCGCCAATGCGTCGTTTGCCATCCTTGGAAAAGAGAAGCACGGGAGACAGGAAGCGATATTCCTTATCCTTCACCATCTGGTTTCCTTTCGGTGTCCAGATCACGCGGCCCCAGACTGACCCACCGTCACGAACCTCCATCTCCTCGACCCAAGCTGCAGCCGGTGCCGGTTCCCCCAGAGGGGCCTTGTGCTCGGTCGCATGTTCATAGTCGATGAACAGAGGGCGGTTGCTTTCTTTAAAGAAACTGACAACCGCATCAGGTTGGTCGTGGAGCCATTGCCGCTTGTCGTAACCGATGATCAGTGGACCGGCAGGAATGAGTTCGACCCATTCCGGTGCGTTCCCGGTTGCATCGGTGTTAAGTGCAATGTGAAAATTGGTGCTTGTGCTTTTCTGTTTCATGGGGGCATTATGGTGACAGCCCGCTGAAACCTAGACGCGGAAGCACTTCCACCCCACAATTAAGAGAGATGGCTATGAGGATCGATTACGATTATCTGAAGGATGAAATATTTCCCAAATTCTTGAATGCGAAAACGGCCTCAATTTCCTTCGGTGATGATTTGTATGATCTATTTGATAAAAGCGATCCTCACACGGGACTACCTTCTGCAGAATTAGAAAAGTTCGTTTTCCATTGGAAACTAATGGAAGATGCTCACTTCGTTAAGGATTTATCTGGGGAAAGCAAATCCCTTATTTTATTCTCAAATGATCAAATACTGGGATACTCAGACGCTCCCGTTAGTCTGACGATGAAAGGTCAAGAGTTTGCCGAAAACTTAGAAAAGTCAAAACCTGAATGGGTCTCTAAAATTACAGGATATGGTATTGGGGTAGCTAGTGAGGCATTGAAATCAATGATCGTTGGAGCACTCTCATCTTAAATAAGGCTAAATGCCTTTTAGTACCGTTTAAAAATCCGTTTAAAGATTTTCTCGCCAAATGGGCCATGAAATAGACTTAAACGCCCTGAGCCCCCTTAAAACGGCTTTTTCACTTTCTCAAAATCTTTCGTACTGTCTGCCAGTTTTTTTGCCAACACATCGGCTCGCGCCTTACCCGGATTATTGTCCCAGCCGGGATCAATCCCTTCAGGAATATTGAGCACTTCACCAGTGCGATCATTCGTCCATTTAACGGTTGGAATATTTTTCGGCGCACCCACATCCAAACCCTTGCGATCGACTTCCGCCTGACTGATCTGGCGGACCCGACAATTACAGCCCCAACCATTCGGCCCAAACCAATTATTCCAGAACGGGTCCTCAATCGGTGCCACCACACCGGCTTTGGCCGCATGTTCTGGTCTATGCTCTTCACTCGGCCCCAGCTCATAGATCAAATACGGCAGTGCCGCCTTTGTGCGTAACGCACGTTGATATTGACCTGCTGAGCGTGCTGTTCTGATATTGGCGCGATAGATCACCTTTAAACGTCGGGGACTGCCGAGCTGGGCCTTAACCATGCCTTTCATGCCTTCCACTTGCGGATCGCGCATCATCTCCTGTCCCCACCACCCCAGTTTTTGAAGCAACGGGATCAGGTCTTTTTTGAACTGGTGAAAGGTCTGTCCAGTCTCAATGGCTTGTTCAACCGCGTCACGGATAGCGACAAGAATGTCCATGCGCATGGCCTTGGCCACCGTAAAGGCGAAGGCATGTTCATCGCCCCAAACGTCCTTGTAGCTGAAACCAATCTTCCAGCCTTTCTTCCTCATATAGTCCAGTACCTCTGGCGACGGTCCCTGACCGAAATTAAAGCCCGGTTTCTCATGCTCAGTCGGCATCACTATCCCCCGCAGCTCGCGCTTTGAAAGTTGATGCCGCCAAAGATCGGATCATGGTTTCCATATCCATTTCCAAACCGCGTAACCCCTGAAGGACATCTTCGAAATTTTCCGATTGGTCAAAAAGCTCTTTGATCGGATCAATAACCGGCTGCATTTGCGCCTGCCAGTTTTCAAGGCCAAGCTCTTCGATTTCATCATCAATGCTGGTAGTTTGTTGAGAACGATTTGCCGCCTTTTCCATATCAGGCTTCGGTGCCGAAACTTCTTCAGCTTTCTTTCCAATAACTTCATCGCCAGCTTGAGGATCTGAGAAGCCAAGTTTGGCCCGAACCTCAGAGGCTTTGACTGTCAGTCCCTTATCAGCCAGTTTATCCAATGCTTCAATAATCAGCGCGATATCTTCCGGCTCTAGTACCGGCATAGAGAAGGTTGGATAGGCTTCCTGCGCACCGAAGTTAATGTCAACAAAGGCCCGAATTAAATCTCTATTGATCGTCAAGGCAAGCTGGCGACAGTCTGATCTTAAAATGTCACGGCGCACATCTTCCTGACTGTCTTCATTGCCAAGCTTGCCCGGTGTTCCTTCAGAACTTGCCGTCTGACCAAGGACACCTTTCGATACCTGACGATCCCACCACTCAGCCGTTGTCTGAAAAACCGCAGCCCCTGAACCTGCGCCCCCTCCTTGCGCAGTTTGTTGAAAATCAATTCGCATACCTTCAGGCAAGATCGCCGCCGCATCAGTGCCGATATTAGCCACCGCCTGGACAAGAACATCAATGTCATCTTGTGTTGCGTTCGGACCATAACGGCCAAGGCGCAGCGGCATCCCGAATACTTCCAAAAACGCATGCCAATCCTTGACCGTGTAGCTTTTACACATGAAGGCCATCGCTGCCAGTCGAGCTAAGCCACCACGGATCGGCAAACCGGATTTAAGGCGGGGAATGTGCGTAATGAACCGATACGACGGTAAAGGAATGCCGAGCGGATTACTTTCATCAATTAAACGGATCTGTTTGCCGGTTTCCCGGTCCCATGTGAAAAAACGAGGATCGCGGTATTCGTATCGTTCAACGGTCCAGAATCGGCCTCGCTTCCAAACGATTTCGGCGATACTGTACCCTTTGGCCAAGGCATCCAGAAGATCGTCAAGGATTTCAACAAAATTGGGGTCATGAAGAATGTGGGTGCGAACCGCGTCCGCAATTTCCTTATCCTTTGGTGCATCGGATGCCGGTTCAATTGCCATCTCAACACTGCCGATCGCACGCTTGCGGGTGCCCAATACCGACTGATAATGGATTTCGCGTTCTTCCATTTCTTCAGCCAGCACGAGATAATCATGGGCATCACCTTCAGCAGCGGCACGCATAATCGTGGCCAGTCGGTCCGGGGTCAGGCCAGAAGCAACGGTCGGGGACCATGCATTACGAACGCCTGTCAAACTGGGAGCCGCAATCTCTTTTGTTAAAGATTGACGTTTAATCGGCAGGCCGTCAGGCCCGTAAAGAACAACCTTTTTATTGTCCATCATAGAAGTCCTTTGCGCACGTTAAAACCAGCCGTCAACCGGATGTGGCGTTCCAGAGGATCCTGAGCGGGTTTTACGGCTTGATATTTAAAAGGTTGATATTTGATGTCGGCAGCATACAAAGCGAGGAAACAGGCCCAGCAGCGGTCAGCGTGTCCATCAGCATCACTATCGGCCAGAAAACGAGGAATGCCGGTCTCACCAGTGACTTTCTTGATTTTATGCAGGTCCGCCCGAAGCTCTGGATCCCCTGCAGGAATTCTTATTTTGCGATCGTCGAATGCCTCTTTGCCAACATTGGCCAGCACCTGTTTGTTGGGAGCTGTGAACAGCACTCCTTCAACACGGGTTTCCCCATAGCGGCGCATCGCATCTTCTACAGGCTTTTCGCCCATGCCGGTTTGGTCCATTGCCAGTTTCAGCATACGATAACGCAATGCAAGCTCATCCATTGTGGCATCGTGAACCGCAAATTTCTTTCTTTCCAGAACAACAATCTCTCGGGTCCATAAAATGTCTCCGACTTGCTCCAAAACCCATGCCACCCATAAGTCTTTACGGCTGGCGATGTCATTGCCAATGTAAACATGCCCTCCAGAGTAAAGTTCCGGACGTCCAGCAAGCGGGTGCTCGACTGTTGAAATGAGATCGTAATCCAGCCAAGCTGAAGCTTCGTCTTTCCATTTCAGCTCAAACTCCTGCTCCCACGCATCCTGATCACGTAAAGCAGCTTTTAGAGCTGGAATATCACGGTCAAGGCCTTGTTTAACCGCTTTGTAAATATCCGTAATATGGCGGCTCCAGCCGTCCTCATCGGGTTCAGGAATCTTTAAGCCGCGTTCCTCCCAACCGGGACCGCCAGTCATCAAATCATAAAACTTATTGCCTTTGCCGTTGGGAGTGGAAACGACACGAAGCTTGAGGCCACCTTTTGAGATAACAGGAAACAAAGCCTTCCAGATCTCTCGGCTATCTGCATGAAAGGCGAATTCGTCAAGAAGAACATTGGCTGAAAAACCCCGCGCCGTATCAGGGTTTGCAGGAAGGGCTGTGATACGAGATCCAGAAGGGAATGTGACCTCAAGTGCCTTATAGGTAGCCGTTTTTCCTTTACCCTTATCTACAACATAGTCGTATTCAACTTCTTCAGGCGGCTTCTTATGCTGTAAAACCGTGTTGTAGACATGATAAAAGGCTTTAATCAGCGGTTTGATTGCCTCATCCATCGCTTCCTTGGACTGACGCTCCCCACGAGACAGGATAACCCAGCGGGTTCTTTTTCCTTCGATTTCATGGTCAATACAGTCTTCAACGATCTCGGCGCAGGTTGTAAATGTCTTACCTGACTGGCGGGAGAACATACCGATCTTGAAGCGGCTTTTGTCTTTCAACCACAGACGCTGATATTCATAGAAATTGATGACTTTATCTTGAGCGTAGTTGCTTTCAGGGATCATTCATCAAACCCCATAATGCGTTTTGCCTCGGCTGCAGCTTCACGACTATAGTCTCCGACTTCAACAGCATGCTCAATCTTGGCAAGCTGTTCTTCACGCATCTCTTTTCTGATTTGGGCAGACAGTTTTTTCTGAGACACACTTGACCTTGCCAGATCAGCAACAGACCGGGTTAATTTGTTGATGTCGACCTTTTCAGGATCAATCTCAAAATCGATCAGAAGAGTGAAGACCTTTTCCTGCACAAGACGGATCAGGGCATCGTTGACTGCCCCGTCTTCATCTGGGCTGGCTTCGACTACAGCCTTGGCCTGTTGAGTGATAGTTTTAAGGCTTCGCACCCGATCTTCAAAGTTTTGCCCCCAGCGATGAACCGCCGACTTACTGATTTCAAAACCGAGTTCCTGGAGCCACGCAGACAGCTCACGCACTTTAGCTGGCAAGGTGTCAATTTTTGAACGAGGTGGCATTGCTTAGGCCCATTGTTTGGGACGAGCAATACCAGCCGGACATGCGATCGTATATTCCACCACATCGACACCGGCACCCGTCAAGGCGGCTGCCCAGACTGGGGTCTCTTCGTTCGTCAGTTCAATCAGTTTCTTATCGCGAAGGTAATCAAGCTCCCTTCGCAATTGAGCCGGTGTGACCGCCAAAGAAACGTCTGACAACGCTCTGAAGATCACAGTTTCAGAGACGCTGGTCGGGCGTCCAGCATCCAGAATGCGTAAAATCCGCCACCGGGTTTCTTCCCGGTTTGCCTTTTCAAGATCAACTTCGTGCATGCACCCAATCCTTTATTCCGTCGAGTTTTTCGTTAAGTTTGTCCATTTTTTTATCGATCACGGTTGAGAAACGGATCCAATCTTCCCGTTGGACAAATCGGTTAGGCAAATCCGTTTCAAGATCATGTAGACGGGTTTCAAGTTCACGGCGGCGTTCGGCTTCTTTTTCCATGTCGCTTTCGATATCGTCGAATTTCTTATCCATTCCAGCGACAGAGCGAACGATGAAATAGCGAATGATCGCGACGAGAAAGGCGTTCCAAGCGACAAAGATGCCGGAGAGCACAGCGAACATCTGCCAGTCAAGATCAGCCATTGTTCCCCCCATTCAGAAAACGGCGATATTTCTTGATGGAATGATCCTTGAGCATTTGGACCGG